CGGAGAGCAGTTCCGTTGTGTCGAACGCAACAAACGGAATTGAACCACCACGTGGATACTTGTCCGTTAAGAAGTCAAAGAAAGGGCCTCTTAAGCAGATTGTTCCACAGTATCAAACACTAAAGAATCATTATACATTGCTATGGGATATGCCTAGCAACGAAGGATATATAAATGTAGTTGCAGTAATGCAGAAGTTCTTTGATCAAGCCATTAGTGGTAATTGGTCATACAACCCAACACATTATGAAAACAACGAAGTTCCAATGAGCATTATGCTACAGGACTTATTGAATACATACAAATATGGTTGGAAGACTTCTTACTATCAAAACACTTATGATTATAAAACTGATCCAAGTGAAATTGAAGATGAAAAGCCGCAACCTCAAATGTTAGATGCTGGTGTTCCTAATGCTGGCGACGAAGACGAGATGTGTGATGCGTGTGCAATTTAAAGGTTGACATGCTTTACTTTCTCGTATATAATACAGAACAGTATAAGGATATAGGATAATGGCAAGAACAGTTTTTAACAAAGACAAGGTAGACTTCACTAAACAGAATATGTTTTTTGGAGCAGAACAAAATACACAGCGTTATGACACATTTAAGTTTCCTGTGTTTGATAAACTAAATCAAACAATGCTTGGATACTTTTGGCGACCTGAAGAAGTAAGTTTACAAAAGGACAGGGCAGACTATCAAAGTTTTCGTCCTGAGCAAAAACATATTTTTACAGCAAACTTAAAGTATCAAACTCTACTTGATAGTGTACAGGGTCGTGGTCCTTGTTTAAGTTTCTTGCCTCATGTATCTTTACCAGAACTTGAAGGTTGTATTGTTACTTGGGACTTCTTTGAAACTATTCACTCACGTTCGTATACACACATTATGAAAAACGTGTATGCAGATCCGAGTGAAGTATTTGATACAATCCTTGAAGATAAAAAAATTCTTGAACGTGCTGTTTCAGTAACTAAACATTACGATGCATTTAATGAAGCGGCTGATAACTTTATCCATAAGGGTAAAGGCTCAATGCGTGAAGTTAAAAAGAAATTATATCTTGCTATGCACACAGTAAACATCCTTGAAGGACTTCGTTTCTATGTGAGCTTTGCTTGTACTTTTGGTTTTGGAGAACTAAAACTAATGGAAGGCAGTGCCAAGATTATTTCGCTTATCGCTAGAGACGAAGCACAACATTTGGCACTAAGCACACATATTCTTAAACTTTGGGCAACTGGCAAAGACGATCCAGAAATGGTATCTATTGCAAAAGAGTGCGAAGAAGAAGTGTATGAGTTGTGGCGTACTTGTGTTCAAGAAGAAAAGGACTGGGCAGAATATCTATTTAAAGATGGATCAATGATTGGTCTAAATGCTACACTACTACATCAATATGTAGAATATATTGCTAACCGTAGATTAAAAGCACTTGGACTGAAGCCAATCTTTGATGCTCCAGTAAACACTAACCCACTTCCGTGGACACAACATTGGTTGTCTAGCTCAGGCTTGCAAGTTGCACCACAGGAAACAGAAGTCGAATCATACATCATTGGTGGAATTAAACAAGATGTTGATAAAGACAAACTTAAAGGATTCTCATTATGAACATAGTTTATTCTAAACCAAGTTGCCCTTATTGTGTAAAAGCAAAGGCACTATTAAAAAAACACGACATTCAGTTTGAAGAAAAGATTCTTGGCTCAGACATTACACCAAATGAATTATTTGAAGTGTTTGATGCTAAAGAACTTCCTCGTCCAAGAACTGCTCCGCAAATCTTCTTAGGTGGTACATACGTAGGAGGATATGATCAACTTGTAACTTATATGGAAGAAACAGGTTATAATGGAACAGGCCACGCAATAGGTACATAATATGTTAATTGAAACACCATACAAAAATGGAGACACCGTGTCATTTAAACTCAGCTCAGGCGAAGAAATTGTTGCTCGCCTAGAAGAAGAAACTGACACATACTACACATTGAGGAAGCCAATGGTATTGATTGCTCAACCTGAAGGTTTAGGATTAGCACCATTTATGTTTTCAGTATCACCTGATCACAAATTTAATCTAAGGACTTCAAGTGTGTCTTGTGTATCTAAAACACAAGACGAAATCAGCAAACAATATACTGCCACAACATCTGGCATCGTAACATAAGGAGAAAACAATGACACTACATGAAGAAATCGTACAGGCGTTTAATAACTACATGGCTGAAGCATCTACTTTTGATGACAAGGGTGTAAAAGCCGCGGCAACAAGAGCTCGTAAAGCACTAGGTGATCTAGGTAAACTTACTAAAGATCGTCGCAAAGAGATTCAAGACAAAAAGAACGCAATGTAATGAATGTTAATGAAGGCGATAAAGCCGTCATTATATTTTCAATCCGCCCGCAAAATGTAGGGCGGATTGTTAATGTAGCAGAGTACATTGGCAAGTTTAAAGAAGGCGAACATTTTGACTTTCGCGGAATGACTTGTGAAGCTCTGGTACACGACCACTATTGGTGGGTCGAAGCACAAGACTTAGAAATTAAATTAGGACCAAGTCCGCGAGCATATATTGCCGACAGTTGGTTAAGACGCATTAATCCACCAAAAGAAAAAATTTCCACAAAAGAAGAACTTGACATTACTGTATAGTGATGTTATAAATAAACTGTAACGTTGAAGCCAATCAACGACGAGCTGGACCCGGGGGCGGTACCCGGCGGCTCCACCATAGACACACTGAGCCCAACGGCAAACCTGGTTCGAATCCAGCAGTGTGTCTATGATGGGGCCGAACTTAGGATCGACAGGCGTAAGAGAGAACGTGGAGTTACCGGTAGGCGAGACCGTAAATCAGCAAACACTATAATTGCAGACGAAAACTTTGCATTAGCAGCCTAAGGGCTCTACGGGGTAGTTATACCTTGTTACCAAAAATAGCAGGAAAGGTGTTGCAGAGATGTAACACCTTTTTCCTTTTTGTATAACCCACACTCATTCTTACTAAGAATAATTCTTATATAAGATAACTAAATTAGTGAGCAAAACGATCCCGCCTCGCTCACGCAAAGAATAAAAACAAAAATGAAAGAAGGAAAATCAATGCGTACAATCGTACTAGCTATGGTAGCCGCAATGGCTGCAACATCGGCGTCCGCAATGGACTTGCCAGTTCCAGGCCTAGCCCTGAACACAGAAGTAAAAGCATTTCATAAAGTAGATGCAGAAACAAACCACATCACATTGGAACCAGAACTACGTTTCACACCAGCAGATGGTCCACTATCACTTTACGGTAGTTCACTGATTACAGCATATGAAACAGATCACGCAAGTGGCGATGATATTGCAATCCAGAATGTCTTTGAAGATGGCTACAAGCCAACACTAGACCTAGGTGCAGAGTATACAATTAATGCAAACACAATGGTATATGGTGAAACATCATGGGACTTCAATGCAGAAGACCGTGGAGAAATTGAAGTAGGCGTTAGCTTCAACTTCTAAACAAACGGGACAGGCTATACGCCGTTCGCTTAAAAAGAGCCCTATGGGCTCTTTTTTTGTGGATAAATACCACTATAATATTTAGGAGTACTTATGGCTTTTCTAGTTCATAACTTGCCGCCAATAGAAGTTTATGTAAAAAAAGAATATCTATATGATCATCAAAAAGGACACGGAGAACTTACTCCAGGCATGTGGGTATCAGTCAGAAGTATACAAGGAAAAGCACTTTATTTTGAAACATGGTTATTAGAGTACGGAGCACTTTACGACAAGTTGCCTATATCGGCATTTGTATGGAAAGAAGATTACGATAAGAACAATCAACTATCATTAGATACATTACAAATATGGGATTGTTTTGATTATGATATTACAGTAATTAAAAAACCTTTGCTATGTGGATGCGAGTTTTTTGGTAAAGACAAACAAATGCACAAAGGAGAGTACTTGTTTACCATTGACAGTTGTCACACACAGAGCTCAACACTAGATATTAACTTTTCAGAACATGATCCAGAACATAAAACATTTAACGTAATTAAATTAGATAATGGTCAGTTTGCCGCACAACCAAATAATCGAGTTGTGTTTACTGATCAAAGTTTAGTTCCAGCAGAACGAAAGTTTCCGGACTTTAAAGTATGCACTCAAAACTATAGTGTAGAAAATACTCCAAAGTGGAGTGTAGGACACACAGACGATTGGTCTTACAGAGATAAAGGCGAAGGGCTAGAGGATTAATATAACTACGCATATTAAATAAATACTGTGGGCATATAACTTATAGAGGGAATCAATATGACACAGAATGAATATGATGTAGTTCTACTTAAATGCGTAGACGGAGATACCGTTGATGTAGATATCGACTTAGGTTTTGGCGTATGGCTTAAAGACGAGCGTGTACGCATTATGGGCATCGACACACCAGAATCACGTACCAGTGACAAAGTTGAAAAACTGTTTGGCATAGCCGCAAAGAACAGACTAAAAGAATTGTTACACGACGGCGGCAAACTAATCACTACTGAAGATAAATCAGGCGAAGATATGAAAGGCAAGTTCGGACGTATCCTAGGCGACTTTTATGTAGAGCGTTATGAAGGCAAGCGTGAACGTGTAACAGACATTATGATCGAAGAAGGACACTGTGTTGCATACTTTGGCGGATCAAAAGAAGAAATTCAAACTAAACAT